AAATGTATCTCAGCTATGGAACTGTGAGGTCGAGGCCACATTGTTCGCCAATCTGGGCACAGGTACTACACAGTTAGTGATTTCGCCAGCAGGCGTTACAGAAGGCGCGTCAAACCCTGAGTTCACAATCATTAACATGCAGCTTGTGGACTACACCCCCATTACAGGGTCGGTCGGAGAGCTCTCAATGATTACCGCGTCATTTATTGGCGGCACATACGCACGAGACATCATCCCACCACCATAACCAAAGGAACCCGACATGAAATTAACTCTCAAGGTAGACACGGGCGAAGGCCCGTACGAAGTCACCACCAGCCTGTACGTCATTGTGCAGTGGGAACGTAAATATAAGCGCAAGTCCAGCACCATTGGTGAGCAAGGCATAAGCATTGAGGATTTGGCTTTTATGGCTTACGAGTCAAGCAAAGTGGCTGGACTCACAGTGCCAGTGATGCTTGATGACTTCATTAAACGTCTGGTAACTTTGGAAGTGGTGGACAATGATTTGGCAAACCCTACCCAAGCGGAACCTACCGCCATTCCCTAGCAAGTCTTTTAGTAGCCACAGGCTGGTGGCCACCTGCTGTAGAGTTTGATATTGCTGATCTAAACACCACGATTAAGCTGTTAAACGAAAGCCGCAAAGCATGAGCCTAGAAACAAGCGCCGAAATTACAGGCTTGAAGCAGGCACTGTCAGAGCTGAGCAAGTTAGATAAGTCAGCGCGCTTTAAGGCTGCCGCCAAGATTAAGGCAAGTAGTCCGGCAATGCTTGAGGAAGGCCGCAAGCAATTCCCATCAGAAATTGGCGTGAGCATGATTCGTGGCTGGGGCAACAAAGGCAGGCTGGGCTACAACAAAACCGCTGTGGACAAAGGTGTGCAAATTATGGTGGGTGGCCGTGCACGTGGTCAAGGCATCACACCGCTAGTTACTTTGGTGCAAAAGAACGCAGCTGGCGCAATGTTCAGCCAGGCAGGGTCTAAAAACAACAGCGATTTCTCACGCTTGCTCACTAACACTTTTGGCAGGCCTCAGCGCGGCTTGTGGCGATCACGTGCTTTTATTGCAGAGCAAGGCACCGCTGACATTATGAAAGCTGTTGATGAAGTTATCGCTGACGCTAATCGAGCATTAAAAGTAAGGACATCTGGCTAATGGCTATCTACCTACCAATCGTTACGCAATTTAACCCAAAGGGATTAAAGGAAGCCGAGAAAGGCTTTAAGGATTTAGAAGGCGCGCAAGCCAAGGCTAAATATGCGCTGGGTAAAGCCAACAAATACGCAGCTGTCGCACTTGGTGGTTTAGTTGCTGGTCTTGGTGATGCTGTCAAGGGGGCGATGGAAGATGAGCAAGCCCAGGCAATGCTGGCGCGTCAGTTACAGAAAACGACTGCAGCTACTGATGCACAAATCGCTGGTGTTGAGGAATACATAACTCAGCAGGGCAAACTTAAAGGCGTAACGGATGACGAGCTACGCCCGGCGATGGCTGGGCTGGTACGCGCCACGATGGACATTGACGAAGCCCAAAAGGCTGCCAACTTGTCTATGGACATTGCAGCTGCTAAAGGCATGAGCCTTGAGACAGTAACTAAGGCTATGGAAAAGGCGTATGGCGGAAACATGACTGCCTTAGCGAAACTGTCGCCAGAGCTACGCCAGATGATTAAAGACGGCGCAAGCATGGAAGAGGTCATGGCCGAGATGGCTGTCACTTTTGGTGGTGCCGCTACTGATTCCGCTAACACAGCAGCTGGCTCTATGAAGCGCTTAGGCGTTGCTCTTGGTGAGGCTAAGGAAGGTGTGGGCGCTGCACTGTTGCCGATACTTGAAAAGGCTTTGCCGGTCTTGCAATCGTTCGCCACGTGGGCACAAGACAACCCAACACTAATCACGGCTGTAGCAGTTGCTTTTGGTGCTTTAGCAGCTGCCGTTGTTTTGGTTAATGCGGCCATGGCGTTAAACCCTGCAGTGCTGATCACGGCTGGCATAGTTGCTTTAGGTGTTGCTCTAGTAATGGCTTACAAAAGGTTCGACACTTTCCGCGCTGTAGTTAATGCAGTGGTTAATCAGGTGGCGCGTAATTTCGAGTTTATGGCTAACGCATTTATCACAATGATTAACGTAGTCATCAAGGGCATTAACCTGATTAAGCCTGGCAAAGACATCGGCTCGCTAGGGCAAATTAGCCTTGGCCGTCTGGGTGGTGACGGTAGTGCTGCAGCTGGTGGCGCTAACCCTGCAGGACTTGACTACAAAGCAATGGCTACCGGTGGCATTGTTACTAGCCCTACTTTTGCGCTTATAGGCGAGGCTGGCCCTGAGGCTGTTATTCCGTTGTCTAAAGCTGGTGGCATGGGTATGAACATTACGGTGAACGCTGGTCTAGTAACTACCCCGGATCAAGTAGGTCAGGACATTATTGCTGCCATCCAAAAGGCACAACGCCGTAGCGGAACGGTATTTGCCCCAGCATGAGTACACCAACTATGCAGGTGCTGGTGGGCTTTCAGAGCACCACTGGCTTTGGTACGCCGTTTATGCTTAATGATGCTTTCTATGGTGTTTTAGATACTGCAGGCCGTGGCACGTTAGGTGGTTTAACCTTTGTTGATCTGACAAGCCTTGTAGAGAATGTCAGCATTACGCGTGGCCGTTCACGCCAGTTAGACCAGTTCAATGCCGGCACTGCTGTTATTGCTTTTGACAACGCCAGCCAAGTCCTTAACCCAAGTAACACCTCAAGCCCTTACTACCCGTTCGTACTGCCTAGGTGCCCGGTGCAAATACTTGCTAATAACATTCCAATCTACACGGGTCTGATTACTGACTGGAATCTTGACTACGACATCAGCAACCAAGACATGATGTACGCGTCATGCTCTGACAATTTCACGGTGCTTGCTAACCAGTCATTAAACGCTGTCACGCCATCGGCACAAGCCACTGGTGCACGTATTAACGCAGTGCTAGACCTTGCGGAAATTAACTATCAAGGTGCTCGATCTATTGACACTGGCTCATCCACGCTTGGCGCTTTTAACATCAGCCAAGACACAAATTGCCTCAACTATTTGCAGCTGATTAACACCAGCGAGCAGGGCTATCTGTTTATGAGCGCTTCTGGCACTTTAACTTTTAAGGGCAGGTCTAGTGTTCTTAACCCGGTGGCTGGCGCTACTTTTAACACTGACGGCACAGGGCTTAGGTATCAGTCACTAATTAACCAATTTGGTGACGAGCTGCTTTACAACTACATAGTGACCCAATCGCCAGCTGGAGCAAAACAAGAAACCAGCGATTCGGCCAGCATTGCGCTTTATCAGGCTCAGCAGTATTCGCTAACGGACTTGCTTAACAGCACTACTACAGAGGTTGCTGGCCTTGGCAACTATCTGTTGGGTAAATACAAAAACCCAGTGCTGAGGTTTACAGGGCTATCTACAGAAATGTCAGCGCTATCAGGGACTGATCAGAACATTGTGCTGAACCTTGACATGACCAGTATTTGCACAGTGGTTAAAAACTTTGTGGTGGGCACCCCAGCCACCGAGACACAGACACTAATTGTGTCCGGCATTGCCCATAACATCACACCTAGCAGCCACATTGTTTCGTACACTTTTGAAAGTACCGATGGCAACCAATATCTCACCCTGAACGATGCAATCTTCGGAACGCTCAACAACAATCTTCTCAGTTTCTAGAAAGGAAACAACATGGCAGAACAAACATTTACATCAGGACAAATCCTCACGGCTGCACAAATGACAACTTTGCAAACCAACACAGGACTTTGTTATATCAGCAGTACAACCATTGGAAGCACAGTGGCAAGCGCGACCGTTGCAAACTGTTTCAGTGCTACTTACGACAACTACCGGGTAGTCATTGCAGGCACCGTAGCAAGTACAGGCACAAATATGAACTTTCAACTCACAAGCATTACTGGCAGTGTTTACAACACAGCCGGAGTATTTGTAAGTTTTGGCTCAGCAACAGTTACTGGTAGTGGCGGTGCAGCAGCAACTACTGCTATTTACGCCCCAGCAGACGCAAACATGCATGCTGCTTCTTTTGATATAACTAGCCCTTTTCTCGCGGTTAAAAAAGGTTTAATCTCAAACGGCGTCAGCGGAAGTTCAATGTACATGTTTTCGTCTTACATCAACTCAACAACATCTTCAACGGGGTTTACAATTTCGCCTGCTACAGGAACCATTACAGGCGGCACAATTATTGTGTACGGATACAGGAAATAAACGATGGCAACATCAAAACCAAAAGGAACTTTTCACGATGCCATCACAGGCGAAACCACAGAAAGGGAACTAACCGATGAAGAAATCGCTAATCTGCCTGAGCCTTTTGACATGCCTAACGCTTAGTGCTTGCGCAGACCGTGAACGCCTCAAC